AGATAGAGTATTTGTTGGAGATGATGGAACTAACTCCATACCAGTAGGTGGTCATTATTACACCTCTATGATGGAACATGCTCCAGGTTCTGTTGCTGGTGTTCAGAATACAAGAAACACTGATGGCGGTATAGTTGCCGTCATGGACAACACTAGAAGAGTTGACCAATGGAATGTAGATAATCTTAGATTAGATTTAAATACATTATCATCAACCGATACTGACGGTGACGTTATATTCAGCACCGATGGTAGTGGACATATTAATGTTGTAGATGATACTTTCCTATCATTTGGTTCTGATCATGATGCAATGATCGAATATGATGAAGATGGAGATAATGAAGTAAAAGTAACTGGTGCTAATTGGCAGTTTGATAACTATGTAAGATTTGGTTGTGTTGGAATAAGTTCTAATATTATTGAGACAAAAGCAGGTTGCGGCGATCTCTTATTCATTGACCCATATCCCGATGGTTTAAGTAATGAAGGTACTGTTGTTATTAAGGGTAGTTTACAGGTAGATGGAACCACTACATCTGTTAACTCTACAATTTCAACTCTTAATGATCCAATACTACACCTTGGTGATTTAACCAGTGAAAAAACAGTAATGGCAGATGTTGCTGTTGGTGTTAATACTATTACAGTAGATTCTGTTGTTGGTGTTAATACTGGTGATGTTGTTTCAGGACCTGCTGGACTTCCAGTTGGTGCTGGTGCTGAGATTACAAATTATAATGAAACTACCAAGATAATTACCATTCAGGGAAATACTACTGCTGGTATTTCAACCACAACTCAGATAACAGTTAGTCACGCATACGATACTCAAACTGATCGTGGTATTTCTTTCGGATATAATACAAGTTCTGGAACTTCAAATAATAAAACTGGATTCTTTGGATACATTGATCAAACAAGTCCAAATAGTGATGCTCCATCAAGAGCATGGACATATATTCCCGATGTTAACCTTGCTAACAGTTTAGCAACAGGAACAAGAGGAAACCTTGATATTAAAGGTATCTATTATCAGACAGGTGATTACAATACTCATGGTGTTGTTTACTTTGATGAAAATGGACTTCAGACTTCTACTAATGCGGCTGCTGCTCCAGCATTAACATCAAAACAATTATTAACTGCCATTACTAAGAATAATCTTAATATTTCGAGTAGTGTTACTCTTGATACTGGTGATATTATTAGACAAGATAATAGTAATGCCTATGGTGTTGTTGAAGCAGGTGGAAACTTAAATGTTATATCTGTAGTTGGTGTTGAAGGTGTGTTTGATACAACAAACAATCTTAGGAAAGAAGGTAATAATGGAACAATTGAAAACTTATCAGTAACACCTACTGGTGTAAACGTGATATATAGTAACAAACCTACATGGACTTCCACTCTAGATGGAGGTACATTCTGAGAATAAAATTATGCAAGAGAATCCTAATAGTGAGGTCGATATTAACGTCCTAGTGAGTTTATATAATCAAAGGCTCTCTCAACTTTCAAATCAAAACGTTCTTCTAGAAGCAAAACTTCAAACATTAAAGCAAGACTTTGAAGAACAAAACAATGCTTTGCTACAACAACTTGCCGAATATCAAGGCAATGAAGAAGCAGAAATAGTAACTCCAGTAAGGAATAATTTAGCAGCAAAACGAAATGGCTAAACCAGCAACCAGACAAGGATTAATAGACTACTGTTTAAGGAAGCTGGGTGCTCCTGTATTGGAAATTAATGTTGATGATGATCAAATAGATGATTTAGTTGATGATGCTATACAATTCTTTAATGAGCGTCATTTTGACGGTGTTGAGAGAATGTATCTCAAGTATAAACTTACTCAAGCAGATATTGATCGTGGTCAGGCAAAAAATACAGATGGAGTTGGTATTGTAACTACAAGTGCCACTTCTACAAATATAGCAGGTTATGGAACCACTACTGCTAATTGGTATGAAACTTCTAATTTCATACAAGTTCCAGATTCTGTGGTTGGTGTAGAAAAGATATTTAAATTTGATAGTAGTTCCATATCTGGTGGAATGTTTAGTATAAAGTATCAGTTGTTCTTAAATGATCTTTATCAGTTTAATTCTATACAACTACTTCAGTATGCAATGACAAAATCATATCTTGAGGATATTGACTTTTTATTAACTACAGATAAGCAAATAAGATTTAATAAGAGACAAGATAGATTGTATTTGGATATTGATTGGGGAGTAGAGTCTGCTGATGATTGGTTAGTTCTTGATTGTTATAGAGCATTAGATCCAGCATCCTTTACTCAAGTTTATAATGATGTATTCTTAAAACAGTATCTTACTGCTCTCATAAAGAGACAGTGGGGGCAAAATTTAAGTAAATTTAAGGGTGTTAAGTTACCAGGTGGCATAGAAATGAATGGAGGAGAAATTCTTTCACAAGCAGAATCTGAAATAGAATCCTTAAGATCAAGAATGGTTACTGAGTATGAATTGCCACCATATGACTTTATAGGATAATGGCACTAAATCCATATTTTTTACAAGGTGCTCAGTCTGAGCAAAGATTAACTCAAGACCTGATAAATGAACATTTAAAGATGTTCGGTGTTGAGGTAACTTATATTCCAAGAAAATTTGTAGGAACTGATAATATATTAAATGAAGTAGAATCTTCAAAGTTTGATGATAACTTTGCTATAGAAGCATATGTCAATACTTATGAAGGATATTCTGGTGCTGGTGATGTATTAACTAAATTTGGAATGAGTCTTAGGGATGAAGTGGTTCTTACTATCTCAAAGGAAAGATATGAAGACTTCATTGCTCCTTTTATGGCAGGTTTAGATGATGGTACTGATGATAGTATTGTCCCATTAACAAGTAGACCTAAAGAAGGAGATTTGGTTTATTTTCCGTTAGGGCAAAGATTATTTGAAGTAAAATTTGTAGAGCACGAAGATCCATTCTATCAGTTAGGTAAGAATTACGTTTATCAACTTAAATGTGAACTCTTTGAATATGAGGATGAGGTTATTGATACTTCTATCGATGAGATTGATACACAAGTTGCTGATGATGGTTATATAACAACACTTAGATTAGTTGGATTAGGAAGAACTGCTGAAGCAACAGCATCTATTGGACAGGGATATGTTCAGGAAATATTCTTAAATAATGATGGATCTGGATTTACATCAAGACCAACTATTACATTCTCAGATTCTCCTGCAGGAGATCCTGCGAGAGCAGTTGGTATATTAACTACAAGAGCAAATGTAACTTCAATTGAAAAGATATTGCTAATTAATGCTGGATCTGGATATACAACTACTCCCACAATATCAATTACAGGTGGTGGTGGAACAGGTGCTGCAGCAACATGTTCTCTTGAAACTGAATTTACTGGAGTTATAAGAATTAATATGATTGATGGTGGTGTTGGATATGGAACAGAACCTACTGTTACCATTTCTGCTCCTGGTGCTGGAACAACTGCTGTTGGAATAGCATCTATAGGAATTGCTGGACAAGATAGTGTTGTTAAACAAATATTCTTAACTAATTCTGGTAGAGGATATAGTTCTACTCCAGATGTAACTATTGCTCCACCAGCATCTATGGCAGGTGTTGGAACTTACATATTCAATGAAATTGTTATTGGTGCTAGATCTCAGACTGAAGCAAGAGTTAAATCTTGGGATCAAGATACAAGATTACTTCAACTAGGTAATGTTGGAATTGGATCTACTACTGCTGGATTCTATACAGGAGAAGATGTAGTTGGTCAGGAATCTGGTGCTACTTATGCTGTTTCAATATTTGATCCTGAAGATAATAATGATAAATACAACGATAGCAGAGAATTTGAGTTTGAAGCGGATCAAATATTAGATTGGACTGAATCCAACCCATTTGGGCAAGTATAATGTTAGGAACCTATTTTTATCACGAAATATTAAGAAAGACTGTTATATCATTTGGAACGGTATTTAATGATATTCATGTTAGACATCAAGATAATACTGGAAAGGATTTAACTGATATAAAAGTTCCAGTTTCTTATGGTCCAAGACAAAAGTTTTTAGCAAGAATACAACAGCAAGCAGATTTAAATAAAGCAACTCAGATCACTCTACCTAGAATTTCATTTGAGATGAATTCTATTACGTATGATCCATCTAGGAAATCTGGGATTACTCAAACATTTAAAGCACAGGATGGTGATAAGTTTAAAAAAGTTTTTATGCCTGTTCCATATAATATAGGATTTGAGTTAAATGTATTAACTAAGACTCAAGATGATGCATTACAAATACTTGAGCAGATATTACCATTCTTTCAACCTGGTTTTACATTAACTATTGATTTAGTTAAACAAATTGGAGAAAGAAGAGATGTTCCTTTAGTCTTACAAGACATATCATTTACGGATGATTATGAAGGAGATTTTGATACTCGTCGTGCTTTAATATATACATTAAACTTTACGGCAAAAACTTACATGTTTGGTCCTATCGCTGATAGTACAGACGGACTTATTCGTAAGGTTCAGGTTGATTACTATTCTGATACTGATACACGAACTGCAAAACGTGTTCAAAGATATAGAGTAGAATCAACTGCTAAGAAAGATTATAATGAGGATGGAGAAATAGATCAGTATGATGATCCATTGATTCCACCAGGTGATGATTTTGGATTCACAGAAACTTCGACTTTCTTTGGTGATGCTAAAGAATTTAGTCCAACAAGAAAGGTAGATCTCTAAATGAAATCTCTAAAAGAAGGAAACTTACATAAGTGGTTTAATTCCTCAAAATCTAAAGACGGTAAGAAAGGATGGGTTAATGTCACTACAGGTGGAACCTGTGCTAGTGATGAGAAGGGTGAAGGAACTCCTAAGTGTGTTTCATCATCTAAAAGAGCAAGTATGACAAAGGCAGAAAGGCGTTCTGCATCACAAAGAAAGAAGAAAGCAGATCCTGGTCAACAATCTAAAACAGGTGCTGCAAAGCCTACATATGTTAGTACAGATTCTAAGAAGAAGATGAAGGAGTCTAAAGATCTTGAAGTAATTGCAAAGGAACTGGACGGTGCAAGTAAAATGCACAAAGACCAAGCTAAACGAGTGAGAAAGCATATTAAAAATATGCACACAGAAGAAAAGAAACCAAGAAATTGTGGATGTGGTAAAGATCCTTGTATAA